CCGCTAGAGGGCCTAGAAGCCTCCAGGAAGCCTGCGAGCCGCGATCGGGTACTTCCACCCCACGAGCTGGCGCAAATCGCTCCTGCGGCCAATCCAATGACTATCAACAGGCGCCTCTCATGCGCCACTCTTGCGCCTGTTTTTCTTGGTATCTTTAATTTGTGAAGAAGCAGCGTGAGCGTAACCCTAAGTCGGCTATTTGGACCATATACGGCCTCAATCGCCCTTCTTCCCCAAGGTACCAAGGCCTCAAAGGTGTTATGTGGCACCTCACCTCCATCTACGTTCGAGTGAGAGACTTCAGGCACTGGGGCAGGTGCATAAACTGTGGAAAGCATGTGCAGAACTGGCGCGACCTCCAGTGTGGGCACTTCATTAACGCCGCCCGCTGTGGCTTTGCCCTCCTCTTTGACCTAAAGAATCTAAATGGCGAGTGTGGCGGCTGTAATGCCTACGACAAACAAAAGCTCGGCTATGAACGCAACCTCGACCTCCGCTATGGAGCTGGAACGGCGCAGGCGTTGAAGGACCGCTACTTTGAGAGCAAAAAAATCGGCAAAACCTCAAAGGAATACACCAAGCTAGAGTATGATAGGGAGATACGGAAGCTATTAGGAGGGCTTGAACTATTCTCCACAGATACATGGACCACTTACACAAAAGACTACAGGAGCGACAAAAGAACGACAGAATAGGGCTTAACCGAGCCTCTAAAATGGTGCTGCGCCTCATTAAGCAGGACGTGCCCCCTGATGAGATACGAAACGCCGTGGCTCTTCATTCCGCCCTCGCAGATGACTTCAACACCAAATACAATATCTATAACGACTACAGGAGGGTATAACGAACCTGTCCGTATCAACAGACCGCCCTTAACAAAGCGGTTTTTTGTTGTACAATGAATGTTGCTAACAACTACAAACAATGGCGTTTAAGAAAGGTGAAAGCGGCAATCCGAGTGGTAGACCGAAAGGGAGCGAACTCCTAGACCTTCAGCAGTTGCTACGGAAAAAAGCTAAAGCTGAAGGAAAAAAGCAGGAGGATCATTACATCACGGAGTTTACTGACTTTCTCATAGATAATTACAAGGAGAGCGACAAGCTCATGGTATGGATGGGCGACCATCTGTTTGGTAAAGCGCAGCAATCAGTAGACCTTACGAGCGGCGGGAAACCGCTATTAATCACCGCAATAGATGACGAGGGAGACAGTAAAACTCAATGACCTCACGCACTTCTCCCCGAAGCAGGAGGAAGCTAGGAAAGAAGCGCTTAGACACCGCTACACGCTCTATGGCGGAGCGATGGCAGGGGGTAAAAGTTACTGGCTCCGATGGATGCTTGTATGCCTTCTCATCAAATGGGCAAGCGCTGGACATCGAAGTGTCGAAGTCGGGCTTTTTTGTGAGGACTACCCTACCCTTAAGGACCGCCAGCTCTCAAAGATTGGTTCGGAATTTCCTTCGTGGCTTGGAACCTTACACGGCGACCACGCCCAACACGGTAGATGTTACATCCTTGCTGAAGAGTATGGCGGCGGTGTTATTAAGTTTCGAAACTTAGACGACCCTTCTAAATACCAATGCTTTAAAACAGGAACAGAGATTTTAACTGAGGAAGGCTTTAAACAGGCGGAGCATGTAAAAATTGGAGAATTTGTCCCTACACTTGATACACTGACACAGGAAGTTACTTATCAACCAGTTGAAAAAACATGGTCATTTGATTTTGACGGAGAGCTTGTTGAAACACCGAATAATAAATCATTGGTGGCTTTTTCAGTAACTCCCAATCACAATGTTCCCGCAAGGACACGGAGAAAGAATGGGTATACGCTTACACGGGCTGATTCACTTCCAAGTGAATTTTATGTTCCAACTAACGGAGTGTGGGACGGCGTTGAACAAAAGACATTTGAGATACCAAATGCAGAGCTACACAGAGACAAGAAACCAACAGTCTTCAGCATGGCAGACTGGCTTTACTTTCTAGGTTGGTTTTTATCAGAAGGCTCTCTTGGGGACAGGAAAAGATACGAGATTAAAATTTCTCAGACTAAAGAGCAACACAGACCTAAAATCAAAAAAGCCATTGAAGCTCTTGGTTATCCAGTTTATGAAGAAGATAGTGGTTATCGTCTTTATGGAAAGTCTATGTTTGAGTACTTGTCGCAGTTTGGTCTTAGCCAAGACAAATTCATTCCGAGAGAACTTCTTAAATTGGCACCACATACTTTAGAACCACTTTATACGTCTCTTATTGAAGGAGATGGAAGTGTATACAAAAATGGATATACACGCTTCATTTCAATATCCAAACAACTAATTGATGACGTTTCTGAACTTGCGCTTAAGATGGGCAAAACACCAACTGTAATTCCAACGAATCACGAAAGACAAAGGTTTGAAAACGCTAAGCCGTGCTGGCATCTTGGTATACGAAACCGAACCGAAGCTAGAATAAACAGAAAAAATCTTGTACGGACAAAGTATAAAGGAAAAGTACACTGTGTAACTGTTTCTCCAAATCACACAGTATTCATTCGTTACAACAATAGAATCTCTGTAAGTGGTCAATCCGCTGAATTCGCCGCTATCGCAGTGGATGAGCTTACCAAAAACACTGAGGACGTTTTTGATGATCTCCGCAATCGTTTACGCTGGCCTGGTATCACTGACATTAGGTTTCTTGGCGCCACTAATCCCGGTGGTATCGGTCACTGTGTCCCTTTCGGGGATGTATTAACCGAGAGTGGCTGGAAACTCATAAAAGATGTCCGCGTAGGCGATAAAGTACTCACTCTCCAAGATGACGGCACGCAAGGTTTTGTGCCCGTTGCGCAGGTGATTGCGGAACCATTCGATGGTGAGCTGTACGAGAGCGACAACTGGTCGGCGCGGTTCTCTTGTACACCCAACCACAAGATTGCGGTTTGCACTGAGACCAAGACGATGAGTGGACGCACATTCCACGAACCACAACTACGCGAGGTTCAAGACTTACCGTCCGTCACGCGACTCCCCCTCTTAGGGCAGTGGGTTGGAGAGGAAATAAAGACATTCTCGGTACCTGAGATTGAGACACGGAAGGTCAAGATACCCCAACCTACTACAATCCGTGGCGACGATTACGCTGAGTTAATGGGGTGGTTCCTCTCGGAAGGTTCTGCTAGATGCGACGTGGGACGCAAACTCTTCTCAATTTCCCAAATGAAGGTAGCGAACCGTGACCGCATACGGCAGCTCCTATCGCGTATAGGCTTTACTTACACCGAGACCGCTACGGAGTTTGTGGTCCACTCGCCACATTGGTCAACCTACCTCACACAGTTCGGTAAGTGCCGAGACAAATTTGTACCGCGTGAGATTTGCAATGCTAACCCGCGCCAACTCGCCCTTTTCATGGAAACCTTGTTTCTTGGTGACGGCCACGGGATGCACTATTACACCATTTCAAAACGTCTTGCTGATGATGTACAGGAGATTGCACACAAATTGGAGTTGCGAACCTACGTTTCTTCTCGCCAGCGCAAGAATCGGAAGGGCTTGAGTTACGATGTATCGCTTAAGCTTGATAAGATTGGATGGATAGAACGTGCCAGGGTGCGTCGCACACCCTTTAAAGGGATGGTCTACTGCCTCGGCATTAAGAACATCCATCGCTTCTATCTCAGACAGAACGGCACCATCTACTTGAGCGGTAATTCATGGGTAAAGAAGCGTTGGTTAGATAGGATATTTGAAGAACAGGAGACGGAGCCTGACCAGTTTGTGTACATCCGCGCGCTTGCACAAGACAACCCGCATATTGATAAGAGCTACTTAAAACAGCTAGAGAGCTTGCCCGCTGATAAGAGACGCGCCTACCTTGAAGGCGACTGGGATATCTTCAAAGGCCAGTACTTCACCGAGTGGCGCAAAGAGATACACGTCTGCGCCCCGTTTCAGATTCCCGAGGACTGGCGCAAGTTCATTGCTGGAGACTACGGTCACGCCGCACCGAGTTCCGTTGGCTGGTTCGCCATGGACCCCGACGGCGCGCTGTACCTGTACCGAGAGCTGTATCGAGCGGGCATGACCTACACCCAGCTCGCTGAAGAAGTCTCGGCACTTACCTCGCCTAGCGAGAAGATTGAATACGAAGTGTGGGACCCTGCCCTGTGGAGCAAGAAGGGCGAGCGCGATGACAACCTATCAGGCGCGGAGGTGTATGAGCGAAGGCGCAAGGAAACCAGTCAGAAGAGTCCCTGGATGGTCAAAGGGGACAACAGCCGCGTACTAGGCTGGCAGGAGGTGCGGGAGTGGCTCCGGCCCTTCCTAGGGCAGCAGAAAGCGCTCACCGCAAGGTTCCAAGCCTTCTCGACCTGCCCCGAGTTTCTGCGGACCTTCCCCGCCCTCATTCATGACGAGCATAACCCAGAGGATGTGGACAGCGATGGTGAGGACCATGCCGGCGACATGCTACGCTATGGAGTAATGAGCCGCCCACGGCCCGCGAAGAGCAGAGCGGACATCGCCAAAGCAGAGTTTGACTTAGCCATGAAGCGCAAGAAGAGTTTATCAGGGGCATCTAAGCGACTATTTGTACAATGATTGAGCTAACCGAGGCGCAGCAGAAGGAAGCCATACAGAAGAAGATTGAGCAGTTTCGTGCGGGCTTTAAGAAACTGGAGGAAGAGACGGGCATGACCCTTATTGCGGTCTTACAGCCCAGCCCCACAAAGATCGAAGCCTTACTCGCTACCGTTCCCCTACAGAAATGAAACTTCAAGCCTACGGTCCTATGGTCTGCCTTAAGCCTATGAAGTCTGCCCTTGAGATGCAGGCGGATAAGATTGGGATAATTGGTGTGGGAGACATTATGCGCTCAGGAGCCAAAACCGTATTTAAACAAGGCGAAGTGGTTTCCATGGGTTCTAAGGTCGAAGGTTTAAAGAAAGGAGAACTGGTGATTTTTAACCCCCATGACGTAGATGAGTGGGAGGACTATGTGCTGGTGAATGCGGGAGCCATCGTTGCCAAACTCCAATGACGCGTTTTCTCATTACACTTCTCATCCGGCTCACCGACATCCCAAGTGCGCCGACGCCTGACAAGAGAACTGAAGACTGGCTGGCAGAAAGCTATATGCGTGAGGGCTTCAGGCAGTACCTCTCAGGGAGAGAGCGCAAACTCCAGGAGTATCTATCGCGCGGCATTGGTGCAAAACCTGTCTCACGAGATGATTATCTCCTTGGGTTCGGTCAACTTCAGGAATTGATGAACCTCACTAACTTAGCTAAAGCCTGCTATGAGAACAAACAAACGGAACTGGCGCGCAAAAAAGCCGTTGTACACACATCTGTTGACAGAGCTTAGTGAAGATATGGTGTACAATTAAGGTAACGAGGTCGCACAGCTCGTCCAACTGTGTGAATTAACAGGTAACGCTTCACCTGAAATGGAAGACGAAATTATCACCGACGCTCCCGAGGTGCCAGAAGGGGGACAGACCGAAGAAGTCAAAACGACTTCAACGGAGAGCGGCGATCCATTGGACGCTATCTCTGACCCCGACGAATTGCGTAAAATCGCAAAGAGCCGAGGAGTGGCCTACAAGAGAGTTAAGGAGGAACGAGACGAGTTAAAAACCAACCTCGCGCCTACAGACCCTTTACATAAGCCTGTTACCAAGCAAGACCTGCTGGTGCAAAATACGCAGGAGGCGAAGAACCGTGTTAGTGAGGACATCCGCGCTAACTGGAAGGTGCTCCAGGACTACGTTCCGGTGAAGTACCACGGTGCTACAAGTCCTGATGATATTGCAAAAGCAATGACCGTGGCATACACGACCTATCTTGCGGAGAACCCTGCGAAAGCAGGCGATCCCGGTGCGGCTCTGGCAACAGATGCTGGCATCAAAGGAGGTTCCCAGACGGTAGCGGCAAACGCTGCACCGACTGAAGACCCTCGTTTCGGCAAGCCGAAAGGCCCCGAGAGTTGGTACCAAGAGAAGAAATAGCTTTACATACGACAGCCGCTTATTACCAATTAGTAATAAAGCACAATGGCTTGTTTACCTTATAACAACGAAGTAGGAAAGGTTGTACTTCTGCCCGCCAAAGCCAGCATCACCTTCACCAAGGGTGACATGCTGAAGGACGACGGTGCAGGTTTTATCACCATCACCGCTACTTCGCACGCAGTAGACATCAACTTCATTGCGGCAGAGACCAAAACCTCTACCGGTACTGATGGTGGTACCCTGCTTGCATGTTGGCCTACGCAGAACACCCGCTTCATTTGCGACACCGATGCTAACCCAGCTCAAACTGACGTTGGTACGTTGTGCGATTGGGCAGCTGTAGGCACTTTGAACCCTGATGCTTCTACTGACGACCTCTTCATCATTGAAAAGATTGAAGGTCCGGTTGCCAACAAGAAGATTCTTGGCCACTTCATGCACGCAAACGAATCATAGTCTCGGTTCTATTCTTATCTCTTAACATTACTCATTCATGGCATATACCTCAACAGACTTTTCAACCCTGACCGGGAAACTCAACGAGGCTTTTAACGAAGCAGCGTCGGTTTCAATGGCAGAGTGGATTGGAAAGCAGGTGTTCGATGTTATCGACACCGACTGGCAGGTTTACAACTTCCTCCACGTCAATGGTGCTGGTGGTGGTTTCTCCCGCCTCGCTGAAGGGCAACAGCTTCCCGTCGTTTCCTCACAAGAGGGTGACAGCGCAAACTGGACCCAGAAGCGCTACGGCTCCCGTGTGGCAATTACCAAAGACCTACGCCTCTTCGAGCGCTACGACGTTATGGAGAGCTTGGTTCGTGATGAAGTTGATTACGCATTTAACCGCATCGACCAAACGATGGCGGACATTCTGCTTAACGGCTTCTCCGGCACCAGCTACACCGATATCTTCGGCGACGCGCAGGCAAATACGTCAGTAGATGGCGTGGTGCTGTTCTCAGCCTCACACACCTACAACGGCACCGCTTCGACGTACCGCAACCTCATCAGGAACGCAGCAACTACGGCAAACCCAGCACTTGACCGTGATCCGATTGTCCAGGCCCGCACTGACGCGATGCTCTACAAAGACGCATCCGGCATTAACCGCCCTATCAATCTCGACAACCTTATTGTCGGCGCAACCAATGCAGACTTGGCACAGCGCTTGGTCTACTCGTCCGGTGTAGCAAATACCCCGAACGTAGATATCAACCCGCTAAAAGCCGCTGTAACAAAAATTACGATCTGGCCTCGCCTCGACCTTCGCGGTGATGGTACTGATACGAAGGCGTATTGGTTCATGGCAGACTCGAAGCACGTCAAGAAGTCTCTCAAAGCACCGTTTGCACAGAAGCCAATGATGCACTCGTCCAAAGAAGTGGATGATACCCTCGACTGGATGTATCCAGTAGATGCGTATTACACCCTCGGCATTGGCTGGGCGGCATACATTCGCGGTTCAACTGGCGTAAACTAATAGTCATTATCAATTAACAGCTTAAATCCTTATGTCTCTCAATTGGGAAAAGCTTATTTCACAGGGGCGAGCGAAGGCTCCCAATGTTCCTTGGACCGACGAGGAACACCAGGCGATCCTTGCCCTCATGAATGAGCGAGGCTTACACCGCATGAGTGCCGCCAACTTTGTGTTGAACGGCGTTGTGACGCTGGAAGCCTACGACAAAGCCAAGGAAGCCGAGTTCAAGCCTAAAAGCTTGAAGGAGGTAACTGACGAAGCGGTAGCTGCTGTCAAAGACAACGGCGCAACCTTCGGGGCTACGAAGACGGGGAAGAGCAAGAAAAAGATATGACTAACTACAAACTCATCATCGCTCTTGTTCTCGGACTTGTAGTCGGCGTTGTGGGCTATATGCTCATGGCTCCCGCTCCACAGCAAGACGGCCTCGGCGCAAGCCCCTCATCACAGCTCTCCCGCCTTAGCGGACCAATAAAGATTGGCGCAAACGGTTCAGAGATTGCTGAGTTGAAGGCGGGACAGTGCACACTCATTGTTGGTACGGTCGCCCACGCGGCATCAACAACCAAGGCTTACGATTGCGCCTTCACCGGCGTAACGTCGACTGACGTTGTAACTGACGCCATGTTCGCCACTACGACGGCGGTTCTGTACGACAATATGTTCACCATCCAGTACGCAGCACCGTCAACGACTGCCGGTTTCATCACGGTGCTCGTCTTCAATCCTGGTGCGGCAAGAAACTTGTCTGCGACTGGTATTGCTTCGACGACTAACGTTATGTACATCGACAACTAGTGCCTACCCTCAGCGCCCGAGAGGCGCTGGGATGTGGGCGCTACATTAAAAACTAATTACAAACTATGAAAGCAATTATTTACGCACTAACAATCGCGTTCCTAGGTATTTTTGCGTATATGTTCGTTGCACCGCTGTTTAGTGCCACCACCCTTAAACTTCCTACCCAAACCGCGTACACCTACCAAAACTTCAGCTTCTTCTCCGCTACCACAACATCTGCTACCTCAACCACCCTCACTGATGGGGGAGGCTACTTCCAGATAGCAGGCGCAAAGCACGTTACCTTCTACATGTCGCGCGGGGGTTCGACTGGTGCAAACACAGGTCGCTCGCGCTTTGAGGTGGAAGTTACGCCTGACGGAACGAATTGGTACGACTACTACAAACTCATTCAAAACGACGCGGCGCAGACTGGCACCACGACGGTGACGATTAGCGCGGCAACCAGCACCACGATTACCACGATGGACGTGTTAAAAGACACCTTCTACGCGGTCCGCTGTATCGTTGTTGAAACAACTGACGGAGACCACACCTGTACGGCTACTGCCGACTTCTAACACCACTATGAGTGAAACCCAAGCGGACCTGGCCAAGTACGCGACCGACCATGACCTGCTTGTGGTGTTGAACGAGCGAGTGGGTTCCTTAAAGCTCGCGGTTGAGAACAGAGCCATGGACCATGAAGGCCGTATTCGGGCGATCGAAGCCAGGCAGTGGGTGTTCGCGGGCGGCGCAACAGCGATAAGTACATTAGCAGGCTATCTAATTTCAATCTTCTTTTAACATGACGCCCCTACTCCAACATCGCAACAACACCTTCTCGCTGGATAACTCCCAGCTTCAAACTGGTGCGGTGGCGGAGACGTACCTCACCGCAGAGACCTCGGGCGGTGCCTCAACCACCCTCACCGTCAAAAACATCATCGGATTCAACATCAATCAAATTCTTCTCATTGAAGACTTGGGGAGTGAAAACGCTGAGATCGTGCTGACCCACGCCACGACTACCCCTACGGGAACGACCATCACCTTAACCGGCGCACTGGTTAAAACCCATCCCGTGGGAAGCAAGGTTCGAGCGATTGTCTACAATCAAGTCGAACTCTCCCGCGCCACGACTGCCGCAGGAAGCAAGACGGTCCTGACGGTCGCAACCACCGCGAACTTCAATCCGCCTTCTGGTTTAGGCTCTGGTCTGATTGCTATCGATGCCACAGCGATTGTGCAGAAGATGCAAAGCTCGGAGCACACCAGCGGCTACTACTTTGCCCGCTACAAGGACAGCATCACGTCTGATTTCTCTGACTACACAGATGCCCTGGTCTACGGGGGTTGGGCTACCAACACTGTGGGCTACCTGATAGATCAAGCGGTGACTGATGTGGGGGTTACCCTAGGCGACCTCATTACCCGCGCCAAGTGCTATGCCTGGATTAATGAATGCCTCAAAATGGTGCAGGGGAAACTCGTTCGCTGGCCTGGGCTGTTTGAATACAACTACATTGCGGGGCAAACCACTCGTGGCATCAACACGGTCACAATGCCCACCAATGCGTACGATACCGAAACCAACCGTTCAATATTGGCAGTGCGGATAGGAGACAACAGGAAACTCACTCTTATAGAGCCTGTGGAGTTTGAGGAGCAGGTAGGGGCTGTGACGACACAGGTCACTACCCAAGCCTCTGCCACCGCTACTACACTGGAGATTGATAACTCCTATGACTTTGCCGACAGTGGCTCCGCGAGCTTCTACATTTCTGGCACGAAGTACACCATTACCTACACTGGCGTTACACGCTCAGCGACCGCTGGCGTCCTAACGGGCGTCCCAGCTTCTGGTACTGGTTCGGTTACAGTCACCGTGCCAGTAGATACCAACGTGTGGCAAAACGAGGAGGAGGGCACGCCGTCAATTGCGACGGTGCGCGATGGTGTCTTGGAGTTTTACCCGCTCTCAGACAGTGGCTACGACAACCTCAACATCTACCTTGACTACGCGCTCATCGTGACTGACGTGAACAGCGATGGCGATACCATCGATTACAAGCGTTTTGACATGGCCTCATGGTATCTCAAGTGGCGCATTAAAATGGCTGCGCGCAATAATGGCGCCCTGAGTGTCGAAGACCCGCTCTACCTGTTTTATAAAGAAGCCCTGAACGACGCGATTAGAACCGCACCCTCTGAAAACTCCTTTAGACGCCCGCCACGCATTAACCGAATGAACAGCCCACATGCCTCGTGGGGACCGTTTAGCGAGTCTAACGACCAATGAGATGCGCCTTGAACCTTTCCATAAAAGCGACTTCTCCTCGGGACAGGTAAACAACGTCAACCCGAACCTTGTTCCCCGTGGTGCGGTGGAGCTGGGGATGAACGTGATATTCGACCAGGAGATAGGCTCCGCCGTCTCCCGCCTCGGCACTGCGATTGTCGGCGCGCAGCTAGTGGACAACATGACCATTCTCGGCCTGCACCAGCACATTGACACCGACACGGCCGCCAACAACATCCTCTTTGCTACGCTGAATGCTTCAGGTGGCGCGACCTCAAAAGTGATGAACGTCACTGCGGCCACGAACGTGGTCACGGGTCTTACCGCCAATACCAAGATGCGCTTCTTGACCTACCTGGGAGAGACGCTGGCCATTAATGGTGTGGATGCCGAACGCGCATGGAATGGTTCGAGCTGGATCACCACGGGCGGCGCTTTTGACCTGGCCGACCTCCCCGGTTCAAACACCTGCGACCTCGCGATCGAGTTCCTTGACCGCGTGTACACCGCTGGCGACAGCACCCATCCTTCACGCTTGCATTACTCTGGCCTTTCAGACGGCGCCGCTGTGGCGTGGGCCGGAGATTACATCGACATCGAAAAGGAGAATAACGGGGGACCTATTACGGCTCTCGCCAAAGTTCCCGGCTACCTGCTCATCTTCAAAGAGCGCAGCCTCAATCGCTTTAACGGCTCCTCTGCCTTTCCAGAGAGCTTGGTGCAGCTAGGCGCGCCCGTTCAAGAAAGTGTCGTAATGGGCGGCGGTTTAGTCGCCTTCTACTCCGCATCGAACGAAAACGCCAAAGGCTTCTACCTCACTGACGGCGGCCGACCCATACCTATTAGCCACGACAACACGCGGCCCATAAAGAAATGGGTAGACGCCATTACCTCTGACACTGCCGTTGCAGGCTGGGCCACTGATCGAGGCTTTGCGTGGAGTATTGGGGATGTGACGGTAGACGGCGAAGCGTGGACCAATGTGGTTTTATATTTTAACCGCACCCTTCAGCAGTGGAGTGTGCGGAGCTACCCTACTCAATTTAGTGTCTTTGCGAGCTACCTTGTGAGTGGCATTAACACGACGGTAGGAGGCGATGACGATGGCACGATTTATAGGGTTGATAAGGCGGCGACGTACTCTGACAACGGCACGGCTATTCAGTGGCGGGTGCGGGACCAGTGGCAGGATTTTGGGTTCAACCAGATTAAAAATATAAGCGACAAACTGTATGTACGAGGAAAGAATCTCGAAAGTACCCGAATTAACGTCCTCAAGGATGAGGATACCGGCGACGTTATCTCAGTCGGCACTTCCACCCTCTGGAAGAAACTTCTCACCTTCCTTGGTGTGGGAACGACTATTGACGCGACCACTATTAGTATCGAGATTGTGGGCGAAACTACCAATGCCCAAGCCTACCTTAGAGAAATTGAAATCCCCAGCATCGATGTCCGCGCCAACTACACCGTATGAGGACACTGTCCTACAGCGTTGATGATCTAGGCATCGGGCAACAGCTCTCGGGGAATGAGACTGCGGCTTTTGGCAATCTGTACTTTGACGGTCTAACACCTTCGTCCTTACAATCCGGCCAGCTCATTTCAAACATTGAACAGCAGGCCGGCACACTCTTTAATGGGAAGACTGGCTTTAATAACACTGCCGCCGGGTATAGGCTCGGCATAGATGATGATGGACTGCTAAAATTCTACATCGGGGACAGCTCTACCTACCTCAACTGGACCGGCACTGCTCTCGTCATTTCAGGTTCCCTTACCGCAACCACGGGGGCGATAGGCGGCTTTACCATTGGTACTGATTACATCAGAGACGCCGGGGACAGTTTTGGCTTAGCTTCTACCGTCTCCGGTTCCGATGATGTGCGCTTTTGGGCGGGAGGTACCTTTGCAAACAGAGCGACATCGGCTTTTAGAGTAACCGAAGCGGGTGCCGTTACCGCTTCTAGTCTGACTATTACCGGCGGGGCAATTACGGGAACACCAATTGCCAGCATTCCTAACTCGACCGCTACAGACATTTCTCTTTTAGAGAAGACCTGGACTATGGTGTTCTCTGTTACCGACGCTGACACCATTGCGTGGACGAGTGGCACGATTACTCTTTCAAACAGTCGCACCTTTTCAATACTAAGTGGCAACACCGGCAACATGGCGGCACTAACATACTTGTATGTAGACCCCGCTGTTTCCTCAACGGTTCTCCAAACGACAACAACAGCCGCCACCGCTATGGGCGCTAACAAGTGCCTCATCGGCACGGCGCGGAACAATACCGTTACGGCTAGCTTTATTCCCTACGGTCCTGGTACACCATTAGTAGACGGTGCAAACATTGGTGCTCTCTCGGTTGTCGCGGGCAACATCGCAGCCGCATCAATCACTTCAACAAAAATCAGCGTCTCCCAACTCTCCGCTATTGCCGCTGATATGGGAACGATAACGGCAGGTACGATAACGGGAACTACTGTTCAAACCGCTTCATCGGGCGCGCGATTCGCCATGACATCCACGGCATTTCAGGGCATCAACGCGGCGAGTGCAGTCATCTTCGAGATTGTTTTGACGGGCGCCGATTCTGGCGACGTCATTTTAGGCGACGATGCAACAGGGCAATATGCGAAATGGGACAACTCGGCGGGTACATTCAGCGTCTACTCTAACAATGTCCTAATCCCAACCGTCCAAGAGTTTGCTTCAAGCGGAACATGGACGAAACCAACTGCATTAGCGTACATCCTTGTGAAGGCGTGGGGCGGTGGCGGTTCGGGTGCATCCGACGACGACCACGGAGCTACCGGGGGTGGCGGTGGTTGCTATATGGAAAAGACATTCAAGGCAGCTTCTCTTGGCGCAACGGAGACGGTCACGATTGGAAATGGTGGAGCAGCCGCCACAGACACCAATATCGGAAATGCTGGAGGTACTACGACATTCGGTTCACTTCTCTCGGCTTATGGTGGTGGTGGTGGATACATTTTATCTAATACCATAGATGACTGGGCATATTCTGGGGGTGAGGGTGGAACGCCATTCGCAACTGGAGAAGGTGGTACGCAGGTCGGAACCACAGGGAGCGGAACCGTCCCACCTATGTCCGTGTACGGCACACGCGTTATAGGAAATACGGGCGGTAGCGGATATTTGAGCGGCGCTGGTGGTGGCGCCGTGGCTAATACCGCTACCGCATATGCCGGTGGCAACGCCCTCAAAGGCGGTGCGGGTGGCGGCGCCGCTCATAACACCGGCTCTGAAGGCGCTGGGGGTACAAGTATCGACGGGGGGAATGGTGGCCAAGGTCAAGACGATATAGCGGGTACTGCGGGTTCAGTGAGAGGCGGTGGTGGGGGGGGGTGTTCTAGTGGCGCCCATTCAAGCGGCGCAGGTGGCAAGGGATATTTAGAAGTCTGGCATTTTTACGCATAGCATATATGAATATCAATATAACAGCAGAGCAAGAAGCGTTTTTGAAAGCTCACTTTGACACTAATAATGTTGAGACTCCTTCACAGGAAAATTTCGATAGGTGGGTTCAATCGATGGCAGACGCAGTACATATCATCGCACCAACCGCGGCGCAAAAAAAAGAACACCTAGAAGCAGCTACGGGAAGAATTATCGATGAGAAAAGCAAAAAAAACGGTGATATAATTAAGCCAAAATAATATTTATATGGCAAATCGTGTTGAAGGAAATACATTCGTTTCAGGTAACCAAGACGGGACGGAGACTAGATATCCTCTCGTTGGTACCATCTCTGGCCAACCTGTATACCAGAGTCCCACCAACCCCGACTACATATTTGGACTTCGCACAGCGGTAACCGGAGAACCAGCCATCGGAACAAGTTATGGGGGAGGAATAGCAACCTTCTCCAGCGGAACCTACGGTAATTGGGTACCCCTTGGGAGTACAGCATCCTCTTCAACACCGACCACCCCGACCACCCCGACTGACGCGACGCAAGCCAACCAACTCACCGACCAGCAGTTTAACGAGTGGCTGGGTACACAGAACCTTTCTGCCGATCAGAAGTCGGCGATTACTGCGCTCTATAACGCGGTAGGTACCAACGACCAAGCGACAGCTGACAAGGTGAAGGCCGCGATAGAAGCCGGCACCGCGTACTCTGATCCCTACTTTAAGGCGCAGGGGGCACTTCTTACCGACGCGCTTACCCGTGGCATGTCGAATGTGGACGGCGACCTCGCCTTTAATGAACTCTCACTCTCGAACCGCCTCAAAGATATCCAGGACACCATAGCCCGCTCAGGCGAACAACTCTCCTTTCAACACCTTCAGGAACTGAAGGGATTGGAGCGCCAGTTCGGCCAAGATTTAAACGTGCTCCAAAACGACATGGCAGCACGCGGCTTCACCTCTTCCTCTATCCGCACCAAGAAGGAAGGCATACTGACTGACACCTTCGGAGATATCCGCGAGAGCGCCAATCGTTCCTTCCAGTACCAGAATGAGAACATGAATCAGCAACGTACTACCGCCGAGCGCGATACCGCCCTAGAAGTAGCCCGCCTCCAGGAACTCGCTTCCCGTGGCAAGTTAGACCTTCTCCGCAGCGGTGAGGAGAAACTAGGCTCCTCTGCGATGGGTGAACTGGGGTACAACGGCCTCGTTGGTGGAGTTGGTGGTGAGTTGCCAAGAGCCCAAGCCCAAGACGCCTTATCATTTGCCAGCTCATACGTCTTTTAATTTATGGTTTTCTATATTGAATCAGGAACCGGACGGCAGGTAACAAGCGGATTTGATCCGAACAAGTTTTATATTGAGAGCGGCACGGGTAAACAAGTGTCTGGCTCGCAGCTAGCTGGCTCTACTTCCGCTCCAAGTAATGTTTCTAGCGCTCCACAGAGCGCTCCACAGAGTCCTACACCAAGCACTGCCCCCCAGGGCTTTGGTCTAGGCGGCTTTAAACCTGCACCCTCGCCTGGAGCCTCACAGTCGACCTTCCTTCCGCCCACGCAATCGGGAGGCCAAGGGGGTTCATTACTTGACTTTGCCAATGCGGTTGACGCCGCAACAAACATGGCCAAGCAGAAGCGCAATGCAGGGAATTTGGAGATGATGATGCCCCAGCAAGGCACCCTTATGGCGTCTGACTTCAATGGCATTCTGTCTAACTTGAACCGCGCCTCTGATAGCACGGCCAGCAATTTAACTAACCGCGCCATCGAAGCCGCCACTCCGCAATACCAAACCACACAAATAGGCAATGAAATGTATCAGATACAATACGACGCTTCCGGCCGCTACATGGGCGCGCAAAAGATTGCGACGGTACCCAAAGATGGCGGTGGCTACACCTACGATACTGTGCAAGACGGTCAAGGAAATATCTTTGAAGTCCAGTATGACGAAACCGGCAAGATGATTGGCGAGCGCTTTGCCGCAGCCGCAGGCCCCAACACAGTCTCTACACCCGCCAGTGCAAAACCGATGACGAGCGGTGGCCTCACTATCAGTGCCGATGAGAAGCAGGAAATGTACACCATCCTACAAACCGGGAAGTCCAATGGTGGTACCCCGTATGGAAACGCGATGGGTCAAGACGGCTTTGTAGACCCCGCTGTGTACCTCCAACTTATGGACCAGTGGCGACTGAACGGTGGATTACTAGAAGACTTCACCAAAGATTTTCCCCCGGAGCAGTTTATTAACCCAGCGAACACGTGGGTTGGTACCGAACTCAAAAAGCGCGGCGTGAAGTGGGGTAAAGAACCCGCACCCGCATCGGGCGGCTACTCTGCTACTGAGAAACGAAAACTTGAACAGCAAGGCCTCCTTAATGCCCCACGACAACAACAACTCGACGCCCTGTATGGAAACACCGAAGATGATTACTCAAGCATATGAGTTTTTGGGATACCAAAAAGACAAAGGGTTCTATCTGGGATAAAGGACCTCAGCAAACTGCGGTCGCTTCTAAACCCACCGCCAAACCTGTAGAGCTGTTTCGTAGTGGCGGTTCAGCGAAACCTACCCTCACGACTCCGAATTATTCTTCAGCGACCTTTGGAGGATTTGGCGGCACGCAATCTTCAACCCCGCAGCAGTCGAACATCAACCCTGCGGGCTTTTTCCCGGCGACCGTCGCAAAGATCCTCTTTCAGGCTCCTGGTCGAGCCACAGCCAGCATTACCGCAACGGCCCAAGAAGCGTTTACCGGCAGTGCCCCTATAAAAACTCCTCAAGGAGCCGCCCGCATTTTTCTCGGTTCGGAACCGATAGGCTCTCTCTCCAAACCTGCTCTTGAGGCGAGCGATTGGCTTGAGAAGAAGGGCGTTCCCCGCCTGTTGGCCAGCCCTTTCGCCTCAGGAGCTGTTGCCGCCATTGCCGTCTCCGACCTGACGCCCCTTGGCGGACAGAAGAACGCCTTCAAAGCGATTGTTGGCGTGAAGACTGCGCCTGATGCAGCAGCGCTTGCCCGCGCTATGGGCGTTGCGGAGGATCTGGTGCCGACGGCTACGGAAGCCTTCTTGCGTGCCGCGAATATCGATCAGGCCAAAGCTGCATTCCAAAGCATTGAAACACTGCAACGCACTACGAAACCTGTCTCCTCTGCCATCGCTAAAGAGCTAGCTACAGAAACTACAGCAGGCTCCTCTGCCAAAGAAGCTGTAGCTAAGGGTCTCACAGAGGAGCAGTTTATGAAGGGGCAGGGAACGCCTTTGTATCACGGGTATCATGGACAGGCGAAATCACCATCTGAATTAAAATATCCCCTTTACACGATAGACAACGCAGTTACCGCTAAAAAATATGCTACTGGTGAATTAGGTAGTACAAGTGGGAGACTCAACGCTGGAGGGAGAGGAAAGCCAACCGTATTTGAATTTTCACACAATCCTGATTCTAGGGTATTAGATTTGAGAAACCCTGAACACATGGCATTATTCAAAAATAATTCTAGGCTAAAAGCACTGGCAAAATTAGATTTTAACGGTAATCCGTTTGTATCTGATAAGGGTATGGTAGATTTCTTTATATCAGAAGAAATAGCGGGAATTGTCAAAGATAAGAAGTTGCCATTTGATTCTATCGCCTTTGATGAAAGAGGAGGGCGGGGGGTTGGATTTATGGCATTAAATAAAAATGCTCTCAAAACCTCCTCCCAAATCCGTGCAGAGTATCGGACGGCCAAAGGCTTATCAAAACCCTCTTCAGCTCAACAAGCAGTCAAAGACGGTCTCACAGAGGAGCAGTTTGTGAAGGGGCAGGGAACGCCTTTGTATCATGGAGGTGGTTCAGATATTGAGATTTTTAAAGATAAGGGTAGGGGTGGCGTATTTCTGACATCAGAAAAAAGAATGGCTCAAAACCACGCTGATTTTGCAGAATACCGTGGTGGAAAAAGTATAGTTACAGAAGCGATAGCAAATCCGAAAAAAGTTTACAAGATACAGAAAGGAACTGATAGTTTTTCGGGACTAGAAAACGACAGAATAATAGAACAACCAGAATACTATTCTACTGAAATCGCTCGAATTAAAGCAAAAGGTTTTGACGCTCTTCAAAGTAGTGACGGAAAGCAGTTATTTGTTTTTGACGTAAAGAATGTCAAAACCACCTCCCAACTCCGTGCAGAGTATCGGGCGGCACTCAGAGAAGGAGGTACTCCCAATACAAATAAATCGCTAAATCCTTCATCGGAGGTTGGTTCAACGTTTAATACTGCGGAAGCAGACCTAGCCAGAAAAGCACTTCAACAAGGAGGACCGTCAGGACAAAAGGTGCCGCCATCACCGCCATCACCGCCAACAGCGCCCCCACAAACATCCACAGTTCCACTGTCGTCTCCACTAAAAATTTCATGGGTGTTTTCATACTACAGTCCTATACTTTGGAGGAGGAGCATACCAAGGTAGGTACACGCGGGCCACGCAATCACAAAGTACAGGAGTGAGAGCGCCCGTAGCACGTCTAGTGTTTTAGTTTTCATAATGTTTTCCCCTGCGCTGGCCGCCTTATGAGTAGCCAGCGCGAGAGACATAAGGCTTATAATCGCACCTAAAGAGTATATACTACCCACACGCAACTGCAAGCCCCCTTATACACAGTTGCGTTTGACCTGCCTGTAAGCCTTGGGTATACTACTTTCATGGAAACCATTAACGTGCGTATTTATAAGACTACCCATGAGAGGGCAAAAAGACTCGCTCTTGAGCGACGCCAAAACCTCATTGTGGTTCTCGATGAATTAATAAAATAAAGATATATGAAAAAGAACTATTGCGACAAGTGCCACAGATTAGATGTAGACGTACCCGTGCTGATTCTGTTTGAAATACATACAACACGCTATACAAATCTCAAGAAGATCCTCCAAGAGCCATTTATGAAGCAGGATGGATTGATATTCAAGTCTATAGGCAACACAGTACCATTTACTCTTTGTAATGACTGCTTCTTATCTTTTATGGAGCATAAGAAGCGTTTTGTCGGCGAAAATGCCGACTCGGGAAATGAAGACGAATCCCAACCCAACGCCTCCCTAGACACTAATAAAGAATAAATATATGAAAAAATACACAATTTTTTACCACGAAAATGGAAACTACTACCAAATTTATGTTCAGAATGGTAAGTATTGGCTTGGTGGTTCAAGGGTGGAATGGCTTTTGTTCTATAAAAAAGCCGAAGCTGAAAAGGTGTTAAAAGATATAGAAAAACAGAACTCTCCACACTTTGAGAGGGGTTCTTTGAAAGTAGAGAGGTGCTGGTT